GTGCTGAGCTTTATCAAGTAGGTAATGAGCACGACATGCTTATTCTTCATTTTAAAGGAAACCCAGATCCTAAACAAAACGCTATTTTGTCTAAAGATCCTGTTGTTTTTACCTTTAGATCTCAAAAATTAACCTCTACTTGGAATGGGTACGTCACCCAAATAGAACAATCTAACACAGTTACTGGTGGAAACACAGACATTATCTGTGTGGGTCCTTCTTTTTATCTTAAAGATACCTCTCAAAAAGTATACAAAAATGTAACAGCAGATCAAGTAGTTTCCCGGATTGCTGCTAAACATAATCTACAAGCGGTCACACAAAGACACCCAAGAGTAAAAGCCAGCGTAGTGCAGGCAGGACAAAGTGACTGGCAGCTTCTACGTCGTCTTGCTAAAGCAACTGGTTTTGTTTTGCGCTGTGAGAATACGTCGCTTCTTTTTGTATCTGTAGATAAGATCTATAAAGATAAGAAACAATCTGCTCCCTACTTCTACTATGTAGGGGACGACGATAACTCTGGAAGCACCACTAAAGAACTACGAATGACTGGCACGTGCTTTGCATTTAAGCCTATAATTTCTGATAGTTCTCCGGATACAGGTGTTCGTGTAGATCGAGTAATTACAGGTATGCATACTCAAAACGGAACGGTACTTAATACTACCCATAAGCACAAATCTAAGCTTCAAGGAAATGCAGGAGTTGTGGTCCCTAGCCCGGAGTACTTCTTATAATGAAAAACTTTTCAAACGACAACGTTTCTTTAGATGCCTCGGCATCCTTTCAAACGCACCATGTGTATGAAGTTGCCTCATCTTTTGCAGACGCTCAACATATTGCCACTGACTACTCTAATGCAAACAGGTATCAACACAAAGCTGTAGTAAGTATTGTTGGTCACGCACCGCTACGTCCGTACGACCCTATATATCTTGACGGCCTTCCAAACGGCATGTCTGGGTATTGGACCGTGCTAACAGTTAAGCACATATTTGGCGGTAGGCCTGCTGACTATATGCAAGAGCTACTTGTTGGTACGGATACGCTAGGAGATACAAATCCAGATGCCGCTAAAAACTCTTCGTATAGAGATGTACAATCAGAGCTGTCAGGACAATCATTAAACAACGCTGACTCTGTGCTTACCGAATACAGGCTGTCTCCAAACTCTTCTTTGTTAAATCCTTCAGATGGATCTACAAAGCTAACACAAGTTACAGTTGATTCTCCTGTAGGTATTCCTCCAGTACCGGGTATGAGCGCATTTGCAGATACTCCACCTGACATATCTAATGTAACAAATGTGCTAAAATGGACAGCTACTGATTCTGGAAGGGTTATTAAATGAACGAGTCGTATTTAAACTACGGCGAAGATCCGCAAGGACGTCTTCGTTTCTTTGGAATCTATTCTGGTATTGTTGCTCCTGGAGTAGACCCTCTAGGAAGAAACCGAGTACTGCTTCAGATAAGTATGCCTACGGGTGTTGAAGTATCTAACTGGGCTGATGGGTGCCTGCCTATAACCTCAGACTCATACCATCCAGACCACGCACCACACACAGCTGCACAAATTGCTGCGCTTCTTACGACAACATCTGTGGGAATAACAGACTCTGCGGGGCACACCTCTACGGTCCCGGCTTTAACTGTGGTTGCAAAACCTGGTGGGGGTCAGCTAAACCATCAACACGTATCAACAAAAGAAATGGTTGCTGCTACAGGTAAAAGCTATACTGTTAAAAACGCACCTACATCAAAGACTGACGTCAATGAAAAAAGTCTGTACACTACAGAGAGCGGTCTTAGTGCACCAGGCACAACCAGCTCGGACACATCAATAAAAACCCCTGAGCATACGTTCCACAGAAATCTTCCTGTAGTGGGACAAAAGGTTTGGGTTATGTTTGTAGCTGGGGACCCTGAGTTTCCCGTATGGATTGGAGTACAAGCGTGACAACAAGTATTGCGTATCCGTACACAATTGATCCCAACGGGGTAGTTTCTACAGCCGCTAATAGCACTAAACTTTATTTAGATAGAGTTTTAACTCTAGTCAGCACCTACATGGGGCAGCGCCCTATGATGCCAGACTATGGTGTAGACTGGTCTGGAGCTCTTTTTGAAAACGATAACGAAGCAAGAGTAGCCATACCTATAGCTATTAGAGCGGCTGTTGCCAAATGGGTACCTGAGGTACAGGTATCAGAAGTCAATATAAACTTTGATGAGCTTGAAGGTATTGAGCACGTTACTTTAGGGTTAGTGCTTCCTGACAATATAGTAACTACAATGAATATTAGCACAGCAACATTCAATATGGACGGAACGGTTACCTACTAAAATGCAAATTGACTACACATCTAGAGACTTTGAATCTATCAAAGAAGATCTGATTACATTGATTAGAACCAAGACAAATAGTGACTGGGACCCTACAGACTACTCAGATCTTGGTTATGTTTTAGTAGAAGCTTTTGCATATATGGGAGACATTATGTCTCACTACCTGGACCGTATTGCAAACGAAACATCTATTGATACAGCTATTCAACGCAGCACTCTATTGTCCTTGGCCAAGTTGTATGGCTATAAGCCGTCTGGACCAACACCGGCAGAAGTCTACTTAACATTTACAAATGTATCTACGGCTGCTGTTGACATTCCAGTAAAAACACAAGCACTTGCGCCACTGTCTTATGGTCCTTACTCCGTAGTGTACTTTGAAACAACTGAGTCGGCAACAGCTTTAGCGCCTGGCCTATCTATTACTTTAAGAGCTCAAGAAGGCAAAACAGTAAATACAGATCGTCCGGACCTTATTGACAGCACCTACAACAAAGCACTGCCAGCAAACTTAGGTACATCTAGTGGAACTGAAAATCAAGTATTTTTAATTGTAGATTCAAATGTTATTGACTCTTCCATTAGCGTATATGTTGGTCAATCATCTGCGTTTAGCTTATGGAACTATGTGGAATCTCTTTTACAGTACGGCCCTACAGACACAGTGTTTACCACAGAACGTAATACTAATGGAACGTTAAGTATTGTTTTTGGTGACGGTATCAACGGAGCAATCCCACCAGCAAGTCAACTAATCAGCGCTACATATAAAACAAGCGTTGGTGCTGCAGGAAATATTAAATCAAATGCTGTTTCAGAACTAACTTTTATTCCTGGTAACACAGATACTCAATCTTTAACATACCTCACTGTAAGTAACGTAACACCAGCTTACGGAGGAGCAGACGCAGATAACACTAATCAAATGAGAACAAAGATTAAAGCAGCAGTTTCTGCTAGACGTCGCGCTGTTACTTTAGACGACTATGCTGAGCTAGCTCTATTAGTGAGTCAGGTAGGAAAGACAAAGGCACAGTCCTCTGTATATTCTTCAGTAAACCTATACTTGCAAACTCAAGAAGACAATAGTGCTGCGCCAGGCTATCCTCAAGCTACTATTGCTAACGCTTCTGGATCAGGATCTGCAGTTACATACAACACTGCTGCTGCGCACGGATTGTCTGTAGGAAACGTTGTTAACATCTCAGGGTTATATTTAACTCAATATAATCTTTCTGGGGTTACTATTGCGTCTGTACCTACCACAACATCTTTTACCGTAACAAGCACTGTTACAGGAACATGGGATACTGCTACAGCAAACGGTCGTACAGGATTGGCTATCAAGACAACCCCTACAAACAACTGGTATGCAATTCAATCTGCCGTGTCACAATACATGACGGATAAAATTCCTGCGGGAGTAACACTAAACATCCTTCCTCCTACATATGTACCTGTTTACGTAGACGCTGCGGTTACTATTCAAGATACCTATAAGCAGTCTGATATTAAGCTTGCAATTTATAAAGCACTGCTTGGAGCTGACGGGTTGTTCCAATACTCTAAAAATGTTTTTGGTGGAACCGTACCTCTTTCTTCAGTAATTACAGCTATTCAGTCTATACCTGGTGTCACCTCTACTTCAATTACTAAGTACAATAAAGATGGTGGATCAAGCGCAGCTAGCTTTACAGTAAGCCCAAATGAAATTTTATACCTTACTTCATCCAACTTGGTGAGTACTGTAACTGGTGGAATTGCTTAAGGGAGAAGTAAATGGCAAAGTACGGTACTAGACGCTATGGGTCTGGATTTAAGTACGGTGAGTTATCTACTGTAGGTGTTTACTATGAAGCAAATCTTGTAGCCACCTCGTTAAATTACGATATTGTACAAATTACTTGGGGAAGTATTATTCCTGATCCAGCTGATCCAGCTATTACTCATTGGAAATTAGTAAAAAGTCATGTTGGAAGTTTAGATAATCCTGATGATGGTATTTATGTGTCGGGTGGGACATACGCTCTATTTACAAACAGCCATACTGACATCATTAATTTTCCTAATACGCAGGAAATTCACTACTCATTGTGGGTATTTAATGGTATTGACTGGATTAGATGTGGGCAAGACTATGAAATTGCTATTGCTCAAACCAACACTATAGATACTCTTACTAGGTGGGTGCCAAAAGCTTGGCTTAACCCTACAACTGCAAATATCGGTGACGGTATAGGTGAGAATGAAGACAACACTCTTTATAAAGTCCTAAGTATGTATGCGTTTGTGTACGACCAGCTTCGTTCTCAGGCGGATCTTTTATCTAGATCAGCAAACCCAGTCTACACACCAGCTGTTTTATTAAGATACGGTGTCACAGATCTTGCACTCACATATGAGCCTTCTTTAGGAGACAGTTATCATAGATCTTTGTATGGATCAGGAAATACTATCAATGCTATTAAAGGAACTAAATCAGGGGTAAGCACATACGTTACCGCATTGACACATTGGGACGCAGACATTTCTGACGGCAACAACTTGATGCTAGACTACAACGACTCTTCTTTTGAGGAAAACATAGGTCGTTGGGCAACATCTAGTGGAACTTTGGCACAAAAAACATATGCTGTAGAGACAGGGGTTCCAGTTCCTTCTAAGACACAGGTATTGTTTGATCCTATTTTTAAACCTAGACTGCTTGGGTTTGGTCAACTAACCGTTGCCACTAATGCAGCGGTCACATTAAGTCTTCCAAACAACGGGGACAACATAACTTTATACGGAATCTCTGTTAAAGAGAACACTCGTTATTTATTTAGCGGTCAAGTACTGCACAGAGATCACCACGCACACGTTACAGCATCTATTACGTGGTACAACATGTTTGGCGTATCTTTAGGTAGCACAACAGCTGCAACATCATTACAGACAACTACAGAGTGGCAAGAATTTACAACATCTTCTGACTCTGGTAGGAATGGTCGCTTATCTCCTATTGGAGCTAAGTTTGCTAAAGTAACTATTACTATAACCCCGTCATCTTCCTCATCCGACAGATTTGCATTTGATCTATTTCAATTTGCTGAGGCTTACAACAGCCTTGAGTATCAAGATGCAAAGCTTATTACACTAAAAGCTATGGGAGATAAAGAAAACTACCTATCAAACGGTGACTTTGAGTCTGGTTTATTTGGGTGGTCTGCCTACAGTGGCTCTTTAGCTATTGATAAAAGCCTAACTTCTGGTGTCACAACCTACGGTGTGCATGGAACACAGTGCCTTAAATTTACAGCTTCTGCTGCTAATGCAGCTATTGTTTCTGACTGGGTTGCTGTTGATACTGGTAAGGTTCTTACGTTTAGCGCATATGTTCTAGGCACTTCTACGGATACAGCTGTAGCAAAAGTTGAGTTTTCTCAGTACGTATCTGAAGAAGAGCAGACTCGAATCTACTCAGACGCAGAGGGACAATACTACCCAACATCTCACTACATAGTAGAGTCTAGCCCAATGACATTATCTCTTACAGAAAAGAAACAAATATCTGTAACAGCTACTATTCCTATCTACACTAAAGATTCTGGAAATCCATTAGTTAAGGTAAGCATTTATTTTCCTGATGCAATTAATAATAGGGTTTATTATGTTGATGGCGCAATGATTGAGCACACAGATACAGCCAGCAGATTCTTTTCAGGTATCGGAGGAATCGCTCCTACAGACCCAACTACACAGCAGTATTACTCACCTGACTTTACTCGTTGGGAAACAAAGAACATAGTTAACTATATGTCTAACCCAGGGTTTGACTCAAACACTACCGGCTGGTCATCTACAGGAACTCTAACAAGAGTCACTACAGATGCTTCTCTTGGACCATTGTTTGGAACACACTTTGGTAAAGTAGCATATACAACAAGCACAACAATTACGGGCATAGCTTACCTCCCATATGCTGCTGAAGGCGGGGAAGACTTTATTGTATCCGCTTACGTAAGAGGACCTGCAGCAACGTACACTATCAATGGAACATCCTACACAGTGCCATCAACCGACACTGCAGTATGGCATAGAATTTCTGGTATCTACTCTCTTACCGCAGGAGCTACAAGCTTATCTTGGACAATCTCTGTTGCTGCAACCGCCTCTGGCGCTACGTACTTCCACATTGATTCTACTCAAGCAGAGTACGGTCGCATACCACACCGGTACGTAGACGCTGCTGATGGTACAAATACCACAGCGTTAGCTAACCCAATAGACAATACTAAAAGCATGTACGCTATTCAAGGAGAGAGCACGTATTCAGGCAAGGCTAATTTCTTGTATAACTATGGAGTAAAGCTATCTCGTTTGCGCAACACACTTACAAACTTTGTTGCTAACGGAACCACGTTCTCCATAAAAACAGGTCACGAAAACTACGGATACCCTGATCTAAAAGAGTCTTTGATACCTAACAATTCTTTTGAAACAAGTCTTGGATCCTGGGTAGCAGTAAACTCTACACTTAGTAGGGTGCTTGTTAGAGGCTCGGAGTTTGGCGAAGAGGTTACCCACGGTCAGGCCTATGCAAAAGTAACAACAGCAGGATCTTCGGGCAGCATTCCATTTGGAATAAAGACATCAAAGGTATATCTCTCTGATAGCGCAAGCTACTATGCTTCTGTTGCTTTAAGACCAAACGCTGCAAATGCTGCTGGAACCTTTGCTTTAAAGGTTGAGTTCTTTAATGCTCAAGACGTATCTGTATACAGTAAGACTAATACCAAGACCTTTACTACTACAACACGTTGGGCATACCTAGCGGACACCTACTCTATCGCTGACATTGCGGGAGCTGCCTATGCTATCCTAACTGTTACTGCTACACCAACAGGTGGATACGTATCCGGTCAAAACTTCCACATTGACAGAGTAGTCTTTAGAGAGTAAACTGTTTTATATGGGCACCTTATTAATTTCCGCATTGGCAACAGCGTGTATCCTGTCTGCCGTAGAAGCATTCCTATTCTCACTAAACAAGTGGCGGGGGTTGTTAGGTCTTTTCCTTAACACACTCTTTTGTCTACTACTAGGAGTCTCACTAAAGGAACTGGTACCCTTTGTACTTGGATCCACCTTTGCAGGTCTTACTCTCTCCTTGATGGTTGAGCAGATCTTTACAGGTCTACCGAAAGGCAATTTGCCAAAGCGCATACCTCCGCGATAGAATATCTATAGAGGCGACCCTACTTGTCCATGCGGGCAAGAGGCTTATTCGCATACTACGCAGAGCTTGGACGAGTCGTATCGGCTGACGAGCTCTCTGCCGTCATGCCCGAAGGTAGAGATTCAATCCAGGGTGCGATCAACGAATTAAAGCGCGGACAGTACATCATGACCACCAGAGAGTGGAATGGCACCAAGTGGTTTAGCGCAATGAAGTTCACAGAAGCAGCAAAAAAGCTCTTAAGTCTGAATACCGGCTTTTCAGGGCTCTTGTATATTGACAGTGATACAACTACTAATACTAGTACTAGTACTAGTAACAAGCCTATAGTAGAACTACTACGTAGTTCTACTATATCGAGGACTGCGTCCTCGAAGAGTGAAGGAGGTCCTGAGATGGGATGGGATTTAGATGGAGAACAACCTGCGCCAAAGAAGCGCTTTCGCATAGAGGCAGACGATGATGCCAGTGGCGCTGTCGGCAAGGTAGAAGACAAGAAGGCTATGCGTCAGGCTAAGTACGGTGCCAAGGATCTAGAGTCTGACCCAATGCGTAACCGTTCACAAAAGCCAGAGTCAGAGTGGAGCACCAAGGATCTTGTTTCAGAGTTTGGATCCTTGCTTAACCTCAGCCCTGCTCGTGATGTTCCTATGCAGCTTAACACTCAGCAGCTTGCTATCTGGATCAACAAGATGGTTAAAGAAGGCGTGACTAGACAACAGATGCTTTCAGCTATTAGAATGTTCTTTGAGGACCCACGCAATCTGAACGACCCAGGAATTGGTGTTCAGATCTGGCGCAGGTTCGTGGCTTACTACCCAACCGCACATGGTTTGGTTACTCGTGAAGAGCTTCCTACATCCTATGTGGATGAGGAGTTCAAGGCTCAGCAAGAAAAGATGCTCAAACTACTAGGAGGCAAGTAATGTACGACCTGAATAAGATCGCACCAAGCATCCGTCACAGGATTCTAAGGGCCAACCTTCCTATGAAGTCTCTTGGTATGGAGCTCTCAGACCTCGACAATGGCCCTGCTGTGGCTAAGGTCAAAATCTGGATGGAGCAGGTCCGCTCTGGAGTGGTCATTAAAAGCCCTGGAAGCCCCTCTAGCGGGCTTGGACTCCTACTAGTAGGGTTACCAGGTCACGGCAAGACAACACTAGCCTCTGTGGCCGTCCAAGAGCTTATTCGGACAATGCCCTTTGATATGGAGCAGCCTGGTCTATTCTTAGACTACCCAAAGTTCCTACGACTTGAGAAGAGTGCCTTTTCCGACAACACGTTGGAAGATGAACTCAAAAGAATTTACGGAGATGATCGTCATTCAATCC